AGAATGAGCGTGAAGCCAATCCGGGTGAATCCTTTGATGGCGGTTATCACCTTTACGCGCAGGAAAAGCACAAGGAACGCGTTGCGAAAAACTCTGAGCGCATCGCCTATGCAATCAAACAGTTTGAGTTGAACAACATTGAATTTACTTTGAAAAATGAACAAAGCGGCCATTTTCATTGTAGACGAAAATCGGATGACAAGTTGTTTCAGTTTTGGGCTGGAACTGGAAAAATTCTTGGTTATGACCATTTGAGAGGGATACACGCCCTTATCAAGCTATTGGTGAGGTGACAGCATGGCAGCAGAAAAGAACTTTGAAAACCGCGTCAAGCGGTATCTTCAAAGCGTTGGTATCTACCCTTTGGGGTGTGCCGCTGACAGGGTGACAATTCAACCCATCGGCTACTATGAAAAGCGTTGGGGCGGTGGTTACAGCAAGGCCGGTCTTCCTGACCTTCATATTGTCTGCAACGCAATCAGCCTTGATGTGGAGCTGAAAGCCCCAACAGGAAGACCATCAGACCTTCAGAAGCACACTATCAGCCAAATCAATCACGCTGGTTCAATCGGAATCATCCTTTGGCCTGACGGATTTGATGAATTTCAACAGATTATGGAAGGGGTGATTGAATGCAGTTCTCACATTCCCGCGTTGAGTGCTTTGAAGCGTGTCCACGGAAATACCAAATGCAGTATGTGGACGGGCTGAAAGCCCTGCACCCTGCCGAAGCAGATGACCCGCTTATCCTTGGCACAGCCCTTCATACAGGCCTTGAAAAGGGCTTGTCTGCCGCACTGGACTACTATTATTCCGCGTTCCCAATCGCCACGGATAGGCACATTGAAGAAGCCCTGAAGTTGTCTGGACTGATTACTAAAGCTGATGCCTTGATTCCTAAGGGACAAGATGAAGTTATGGTATCAACTTCAAACTTCATCGGATACCTTGACCGCATTGTTCCCGTTGAACTGTGTCTGACAGAACGCGACTTCATTTGTGAACATTGCACCCGGTACGAACAGTGCAGGTCATCAGGGTCAGGCCGTTGCCCCCTTGGCAAATATTCAGGCTGGTATGACCTGTATGACTTCAAGTATTCAAGTCACCCTGACCGCTACAAAACATCAAAACAGCTGCACCTTTACAAATATTACTTTGAAAAGGCAAACCCCAAAAAGCACATCCGCAATATGTTTTATTTGGTTGTTCCAAAGGTTGCATCCAAATACAAAACAGACCAATGCTGGCCTGTCTACATTGAACAACTTGAACAGAAAATTGAACAAGCTGTTCCACAACTGATTCCCATTGATTATGACCCTGATAAGGTCATTGATTATCTGGAAAAGACACAGGATGTTTTACAAGCAACCGAATATCCCAAGAATGAAGGTTTCTTGTGCAACTACTGTGACTATAAAGAACTTTGTTTGAAAGGACTTGATTACATGATTCTTCCGAAGAATGAGCGTCACGCACCCCATGTGACCACCAACCCCGCAATGTGGATTTATGCCCAAAGCTATGTTGGCAAGACCACCTTCATTGACAGCTTTGATGATGTGCTGTTCCTGAACACCGATGGCAACACCGATGCCCTTCAGAATCCGTTCATCCCCATCAAGACTGTCATCACCAAAGAAGGCCGCATGACCAAACGGCAGATGGCATGGGAAGTCTTTCTTGATGTTCTGGATGAACTGGAAAAGAAAGACAACACCTTCAAGATTGTCTGCCTTGACCTGATTGAAGACCTGTATGAAGACTGCCGCCTGTTCGTCTATGAAAAGAACGGCTGGAAGCATGAATCTGATGCTGGCTATGGCAAGGGATGGGACATTGTGAAAACTGAATTCCTGTCCAGCATCAAGCGCCTGAAGGCCATGGGTTATCAGGTCATCTACATCAGCAAGGAAATCAGCGGCGAGGTCAAGACCAAGGGTGGCGGCAGCGTGACCACCTACCGCCCCAACATCCCTGATAAGGTGGCGAATGTGCTTTCCGGCACTGTCAGTCTGACCGCCCGTGCCTTTAGTGATGAAAAAGGCCGCTGGTTGTCCTTCAAATCCAATGAATACATTTTCGGCGGTTCCCGGTTCAACTTTGAAGATGATGTGATTCCGCTGGACAAGGGGGCTTTCCTGAAGGCGCTGACAGCCGCACAGAAGGGGCTTGCAAAGCCTGAAGCACCCAAGCAGGAAGTTACACCGGTGAAGGATGAAAGCCCTGCACAGGACGCACCGCAGGGGGATTGGACACCGGACGGCGGTAAGGTGTCCGAGGATGTACCGCCGTCCGATGATGAACCGCCTTTTGATGTGCCTGAAGCACCCAAGCAGGAAGAAACCCCTGCACCGGCACAGCCTGAAGCACCCAAGCGCCGCACCCGCCGCGCTCGTAACTAACACATAACAGAAAGGAAAAACAACAATGGCTAATGTATGGGATGAATTCGATAAGGCTTATGACCTTGATGGTCTGAACAAAGACCTTAAAGACAACGAGAACAACAGCGGCAACTACCGCGAAGTTCCCCACGGCACTTATGAGGTTGCCGTCAACAAGATGGAACTGACCAAATCCAAGAAAGGGGGGAAGCCGATGGTTTCCATCTGGTTCAAAATCGCTGCTGGCGAGTTTGCCGGTTCACTGATTTTCTACAATCAGGTTATCGACAACAGCTTTGGCATCCACTGCAACAATGACCTGTTGCGGTCTATGGACTTGGACTGCGTCAACAACCTTGGCGAACATGACCACGATGTTTTCCAGTCGTTCGGTCAGTACGGCAACCTTCTGATGGATGCTAAGGAAGAAATTGATGACGCTGGCCTGACCTTCCAGCTGGCCTATACGGAAGGAAAGAATGGCTTCCACAAGTACAAGATTGAAGAAGTCTTTGAAGCCTGATTTCTTCTGATTTTCACAGCGGGTGGGTTGGTGGGAAATTTTATAGAAAGGATGGTGAAGGCAATGCTTTTTTATGACTTTGAAGTATTCAAATACAACTGGCTTGTGGTTGTCATGGATATGGCAGCGCGAAAGAAACATGTCATCATTGATGACCCTGATGCCCTTGAAAAGCTATACAAGGAAAAAATCAATGACATTTGGGTTGGCTACAACAGCCGGTCTTATGACCAATGGATTCTGAAGGCCATTCTGGCCGGATTCAACCCTAAGAAAATGAATGACCACATCATCCTGAAAGGTCGTTCCGGTTATTCTTTCAGTTCGCTGTTGCGTTCTTTTCCATTGAACAACTTTGATGTGATGCCAAATCCCCCTATTGGTTTGAAGACCTTAGAAGGGTTCATGGGTTCCAATATCAAGGAAACGGATGTTCCATTTAACATTGATAGACCGCTTACCAAAGAAGAAATTGAACAAACGGTTTTCTATTGCACCCATGATGTGGAAGAAACCATCAAGGTTTTTATCCAGCGAAAAAGTCAGTTTGATGCAATGCTTACACTGGTAAAACAGTTCAAACTTCCCATTTCTGATATTGGTAAAACGGAAGCCGGTATCACTGCCAAAATTCTTGAATGCGAAATGACCAAGCGTGATGATGAATTTGATTTCATCATTGAAGATTATCAGCAAATCAGGAAATATACACAGGTCATGGATTGGTTCAAAGCACAGCAGGGCAACCCCGATTATTACAGCAATAAACTTGAAGTGATGATTGCCAATGTGCCACATAAGTTCGGCGCTGGCGGCATCCATGGTGCAAGACCTAAATACAGGTTCATGCCCGGTCAGGGAAGGCAGTGTTGGCACATTGATGTTACTTCCTATTATCCGTCTTACCTGATAGCACATGGCCGCATCACGCGCAGCGCAAAACATCCTGAACGCTATTCATGGGCTTACTTCCATCAGATTGAATTGAAGCGCCAAGGTCGCAAGCCTGAACGCCTTCCCTATAAGAAGATGCTGAATGCCCTGTCAGGCGCTATGAAGGACAAGTATAATCCAGCTTATGACCCCTGCATGAATAATACAATGGTGGTCAACTGTCAAATCAGCGCCTTGATGCTGATTGAAATGTTGGAAGTCATTCCCGGCTTTGAACTGATTCAATCAAACACCGATGGCCTGATTGTTTCCATTCCTGATACAGATGAAGCCTTCAATCAGATGGATGATATTTGCTATGAATGGGAAACCCGGTGCAGTACAGAAAAGGCATCAATCAAGCTGGACTTTGATGAAATCGAATGGCTTTATCAGAAAGATGTAAACAATTACATTTTCAAGTTTGGTCATTCCAGCAAGATTGAACGGAAAGGCGCATGGCTGAAGGAACTGTCAAAGATTGATTTTGATATGCCCATCCTGAACACCGCCTTGACAGAATATTTTGTCCATGGAACACCGGTGGAAGATACCATCAATAACACCAAAGACCTGATTCAGTTTCAGAAGCTGGTTAAGCTGTCCAGCAAATTTGAATGGGTTGAACACAATGACCACAAGTATCTGATGAAGTGTTATCGGGTATTTGCTTCAACCAATGTGTCTGATGGTCGCATCAATGCTTGCCGCATCAAAGGTGGTAAGACCGAAATCAAGAAATTCGGCAACACGCCTGAACATTGTTTCTTTGTGAATGACGATGTTACCGCAGCCAAGACACCGCCCACACTTGACCGGCAGTGGTACATCAACGAAGCCAAAAAGCGTCTGGCCGAATTCGGGGAAGGAAGTGCAGCATGACAGACGATAACATTGTTACCATTGAATGGTGGTATCACGATATTCACGGAAGGATTTTGAACACTTCCCGTCATGGGGTTATGGACATTGATTGCAATTTCTTCTTTCCGAATACTAAAGCCAATGTCACTAAACTGCTGACAATGAACGGAAGGGATTTTGACTTCAGCAAGCCCAACATTGAAAAGATGTTGAACTGCATTGAACAGCGCATCAACAGCCTGAATGGTGATATTGAAGCCGCCAAGGCTACATACGCCAAATTGTATGATGAATGGTGCAACCTTCATCCGCAAGCGGAAAGCGGCAAAGCCCCTTCTGGAATCCGGTTGACGAAGGAGCAGCTGAAGGATGTCAAAAAACGCACCAAGGAACTGAAGGTCACAATGAATGGGCTGGTTCGTAGTGTGCAGGATTGTCAACGCAAGGTTCACCGGTATCAAGAAAACATGAAGCAGATTGAAAGTTGGGAAGCCCATGAATGAACTGTACAAAGGTTATGTGGAAACCAAAGACAAAAAGTGCATAGAAAAATTCAAAGGGCGCACCGATTTCAAAACCTATGAACAGGTTGAATCCCTTCCTGAATTTGCTGGTATCTTGGCTGAAAACACCATTCTGGTTGACCTTGACGATGGTAAACAGGCTGAAATCCTGATGAACATTGTTGAAAATTTTCAGCTTGATTGCAAGGTCATTGATACCACACGCGGCAAACACTTTCTGTTTCACAATACCAAAATCAAAAGCTGTTCAACCCATAGCACTCTTGCCGTGGGTCTTACTGCTGACATCAAGGTTGGATTCAAGTCATCCTATGAAGTTCTGAAGGTCAATGGTGAAGAACGCTTCATTGAATGGGATGCTGAAGAAGGTCACGACTATCAAGAAATTCCAAAGTGGTTGTTTCCGGTCAAGACCAAAGCGGACTTCCTGACAATGGATGCCGGTGATGGCCGCAATCAGGCATTGTTCAACTACATCCTGACCCTGCAAAGCAGCGGTTTCACAGTAGAAGAATGCCGCGAATGTATCACGCTGCTGAATCGCTATGTTCTGAAAGAACCCCTGTCTGATTCTGAACTTGAAGTGATTTTGCGTGATGATGCCTTCAAGAAGCCCATTTTCTTTGATGGGAACACACTGTTGCATGAAAAGTTTGCCGAATACCTGAAGAACGCCAAGCACATTGTGAAAATCAACAATCAGCTTCACATCTTCAAGGATGGCATCTATGTTCCCGGTTATCGTGCCATAGAAGGCGAAATGATTCAACTGATTCCCCATTTGCGTGATGCGCAGCGGAAGGAAGTTCTGAAGTATCTGGAACTGATTGCTGAACCCGCAAAGGCAGCAGATGCCAATTTCATTGCTTTTAAGAATGGCGTTTACGATGTAGCACATGAAGTCATGGTTCCCCCAAGCCCTGACCTGATTCTAACCAACAGGATTGAACACAACTTCAATCCGGCAGCTTATTCAGAATTGATGGATTCCACCCTGAACAAGCTGGCCTGTCAGGATAAAGACATTAGGGCATTGTTGGAAGAATGTGTTGGATATTGCTTCTATCGGCGCAATGAACTTGGCAAAGCCTTTATCCTGACCGGTGATAAGTCTAACGGCAAATCCACCTTCCTTGATGTTGTGGCAGCTATTCTAGGTGAAGACAACATCAGCACCCTTGACATCAAGGAACTTGGTGACAGATTCAGCACATCAATGATGTTCGGAAAGCTGGCCAACATTGCTGATGATATTGGTGATGATTTTCTTCAGGGAACACAGGTTTCAGTTTTTAAAAAGGTCGTGACCGGCAACCGCATCAAGGCAGAGCGCAAAGGCCAAGACCCCTTTGAATTTTCCCCTTATGTGAAGATTCTTGCTTCTGCCAATGAGATTCCGCGAATGAAGGATAAGACAGGTGCAGTTCTGCGCAGATTGGTCATTATTCCATTCAATGCGACCTTCAGTAAAGATGACCCCGATTATTGCCCCTTCATCAAGTATGACCTGATGCAGCCTGAAGCACTGGAATACATGATTGCACTTGGCATGGAAGGTCTGAAGCGTGTCATTTCCAATCGTGCTTTTACTGTTCCCACGCTGGTTCAGGAACAGCTTGACGAATATGAAGAATCCAACAATCCCATCATCGCTTTTCTGAAGGATGTTGAACTGTCTGAACTGGAAAATGAACCCACATCGGATGTATACCGGCGATACAACTTATTCTGCACAGAGAACAGTCTTCAGGCCATGTCTGCCATTGCTTTTACAAAGCAGCTGTGCAGACGCTGTGGATTTACATTGACCCGCAAGCGTGTTGATGGAGAAATCAAGCGTGTATATGAGAAAGAATAAGAGGTTTTGAACGATGATTGAAAATAGCCGCAAACTGAAATTTATGAGCATCATGACCCAAGAAATCAGTGATGAATGGATTCCTGTCTGGATAGACCGATTGGATAAGATGGGCTTCTTCACCGCCCCTGCTTCTATCCACCATCACAGTGCTTATGAAGGTGGGCTGTTTGACCATTCTTATCAGGTGACTTTGAATTTACTTAACCTTACAAGATGGTTACACCTGACTTGGAAGCGTCCTGAAAGCCCCTACATTGTGGGTATGTTCCATGACCTGTGCAAGTGTGACAACTATAAGTGCAAGAAGCCTGATGGGATGCACCCTGAAGCATGGGTCTATTCTGATGGGCAGCTTCTGACCGGCCACGGTGAAAAATCTGTGATGATGCTTCAACAGTTCGTGTGCCTGACTGAAGAAGAAATGCTGTGCATCCGTTGGCACATGGGCGCTTTTGATTCTGAAAAGAACTGGAATGCCTATGGTCAGAGCATTACAGCCTATCCAAATGTTCTGTGGACACACACAGCGGATATGATGGCCGCACGAATTCAGGGGGTGTGAGTATGAAGGCGCGTATCCCGCCCAAGCACCGCCTGACCAAAGAAATTCTTGATGTGGCGGTTCGTGAAGCCAAACGCCAAGCAGATGAACAGATTGATGATGTCTGCAAGCGCTGCACCAATGAATTTTATGTGGCAATGCACCAAGCCGGTCTTTCACCGAAAACCATCAAGAAAGTCAGCACTGTTCTGAAAGAAGTTGTCATTCCGCATTGCGATGAGCTGCGTGAACAGAGCGTCAAAGACCGCGCAAAACTTCATGTTGACTACATCCATGACGGTGATGACTTTCTTGAAATGTATTGCATTGAACATGGTTTGCCGTATGAGCAGACAGAAAGGAAGATTTGAATGGATGCTGTAAATCATCCTGCACATTACAACCGCCCCGGTCAGAAAGAATGTATTGTGCAGATGGAAGAAAAGTTTGGTATTGAAGCTACACGGTGGTTTTCGTTGCTGAACTGGTTCAAATATATGTACCGCTATGACCAAAAGAACGGCCTTCAGGACTTACAGAAAGCGGTGTGGTATAAACACTATTTCCTGAATCATGGTGGCAATCCTGACCTTCTGAAGAACATTCCCGATGATATGAAAAGCGAGGTGGAAACATGATTAAAATTGAACAGACTGAAATCAGCGGTTTTGGTGCTGCTATCCGTGGTATGCGGAATCCAATGAACAGTTGGGATAAGATGGACAGCCATGTTTGCAACTATGATGAATATGACTGTGATTGTCCTATGGTTGCTAACGGTGATGAACCCGGTGAAGAATGTAATGACGGCAAGTGGAAATTCTGTATTGGTGAAAATGACTATGCGCTGATGAAGCGTCTGGCCGATGGTGGTTCATGCCATGCGAAATACCGCCGCATGATGCTTGTGACCTGTGACATCACCGCACCCCTGTATTGGTGGAAGGAATTTGACACCTATAAGGTCGGCACTGTAGCCAACAGCTGTTCCACGATGCACAAGATTCATGCCAAGGAATTCACGCTGGATGATTTCAGCCATGAACATCCGTCCTGATTGGATGTGGCGTGTCTGTCTTCATACTGGCGCTGTTCAACGCTGATGCACCCACGCGGGAAGACTATAACGCTTTGAAGTTGGAGTGTGAGAGTTGGCACAGGTTGGCAGTGAAGTATCACGGTGAAATGTTGCAGGCACAGCAGCTTCAGGAAGTGTGGAAGTCCAGTGCCATGAAACGAGGTGAAACAGATGCAGAAGAACCCCCTGAACCCCAAGAATAATTCTGAAGGGTACGCTGACCCTACCGCTTACAATGGCACAAAACCCCTGATTGATGCCGAAGCAGCCACAATGAAAAGCATTGGTGAACTGGTTCACATCATCAAATGGATGTGTGACTTATCCGGTTTTGAAATTGTGGGCAGAATCGTTCTGAAAGACAAAACCACCGGCAAAATCTATCGTTGACCGCCTTCCAAGGGCTGGTTGGTGGTAGTTGTGACGCAAGTGTGACGCAAGTGTGACGCATAATTTAATATATGCGTCACGCCTTTTCAATCGTTACAGCGTGTAAAAAGTTGCGCTGTGTCTTATGTGACGCAAAACTTCAATGTTCTTAGAATTTGACTTAATTTCATCGTCATTTAACGATGAAATATAAAAATATATAGTAATAGAAGTAATGCGTCACACGACACAAGCGTCACACTTGCAAAATTATTTTCGATATATCGTTACATTTACTGTGACGCATAAAAAATATCACGAAAGAATGTGATTTTATTGAATGATGTAAACCCTAAGGAATATCTGCTGAAGTTGCAGCGCCTGAACACCAACATCAATCAGAAGATTGCTGAACTTGATAGTCTGCGCCTGATGTGTACAAGCATCAAATCACCGTCTTTTGATTCTGATAAGGTGCAGACAGGCGGTTCAGGTGATGCCCCCTTTGTCAGGCAGATTGAAAAGATTATGATGCTGCAATCTGAAATCAATGCAGAGATTGACCGCTTTGTTGACGAGAAGCACACCATCATCAATCAGATTCAGCAGCTATCTGACAGCAGATACATTGAAATCCTGCACAAGCGCTATGTTGAGTTCAAACGCCTTGAGGTTGTGGCCGTTGAAATGAACTATTCCTATCAGTACACCATTGAACTGCACGGCCACGCCCTGAAGGCTTTCAGAAACATCCTATTGAAAACCTATATGGAACAGATGTAAAATGGTATGGTAGAAATCATGCACAGAGGATAAAATCCCTGTGCATTTTTTATTTGCTGAAAGGAAGTGTGGCAGGATGACCGATAAACAGAAAAAGTTCGTGGATGAATACCTGATTGATTTGAACGCCACACAGGCGGCAATTCGGGCAGGATATTCCCCTAAGACGGCCAATGAACAGGGTGCAAGGCTGTTGACAAATGTTAGTGTTCAAACCTATCTTGAACAGAAACAAGCCGTCATTGCCCGGCGCACCGGAATCAACCAAGACCGCGTTGTTCGTGAGCTGGCAAAGATTGCCTTTGTCAATATTACCGATGTCTGCACATCCAATGGCCGCATCAGAGAGGATGCCACGGATGATGACCTGTCCTGTATCGAATCCATTAAGGTCAAACAGTCCGAATCAGATACCGGCAGTTCTGAAGAACGAGAAGTCAAGCTGTGTTCCAAGTTGAAGGCGCTTGAACTGCTGGGCAAACACCTTGGTATGTGGAATGACAAGGTTGACTTGAACCTGAATGTTCCTGTTGTCTTCCAAGGGGAAGATGATTTGGAATGACAGATTCCGTCAATGTCTACCTTCCCGCCATTGTGGGCAAGGGATATGCTGAATTTTGGAAGTTCAAAGGCAGATACCGTGCTGTAAAGGGTTCCCGTGCATCTAAGAAATCCAAAACAACTGCATTGTGGTACATTTACAACATGATGAAGTATCCTGATGCGAACACCTTGGTTGTTCGTAAGACCTTCAGAACACTGAAGGATTCTTGCTTCACAGACCTGATGTGGGCGGCAAAACGCCTGAATGTATCACGATATTGGAAGTTCACAGAATCGCCCCTTGAAGCCGAATACACACCTACAGGGCAGAAGATTTACTTCCGTGGACTGGATGACCCCTTAAAAATCACATCAATTACAGTGGCCGTGGGCTGTTTGTGCTGGATGTGGCTTGAAGAAGCCTATGAAATCACCAAAGAATCAGACTTTGACACGCTGGATGAAACCATTCGTGGTGAAGTTCCTGAAGGGCTGTTCAAACAGGTAACAATCACATTCAACCCATGGAATGAAAAGATTTGGCTGAAGAAGCGATTCTTTGATAATGCTGACCCTGATGTACTAGCGATAACAACCAACTACACCTGTAATGAATGGCTGGATGCTGCTGATAAGCGCCTGTTTGACCGCATGAAGGTGAACAACCCACGCCGTTACAAGGTTGCCGGTCTTGGTGAATGGGGCATTTCTGAAGGTTTGGTATATGAGAACTGGACAGAACAGGAATTCACCCTTTCCGATGTGCAGCAGCGCTATCATCTGGAAAGCGGTTTTGGCCTTGACTTTGGTTATACCAATGACCCAACTGCACTGTGGGTGGGCTTCATTGACCGTGATGCCCGCAAAATCTTTGTTTGGGATGAACTGTACAAGAAAGGTCTGACCAACAGAGCCATTGCGGATGAAGTTCAGCGCATGGGATACCTGAAGGAAAGAATCACCGGCGATTCAGCCGAACCAAAAAGCATTGATGAACTGAAGGGCTTTGGACTGCGCATCACCGGTGCGGCCAAGGGCAAAGACAGTATCAACAGCGGTATCCAGTTCATTCAGGATTTTGAAATAATCATTCATCCGCGCTGTGTAAATTTTCTGACAGAAATCAGTAATTACACATGGGATAAAGATAAATTTGGCAATGCCTTGAATCGCCCCATTGATGACTTCAACCATCTGATGGATGCGATGCGGTACGGCCTTGAAAAATACATCAACAAAGGTGGAAGGTGGGTCTTCTGATATGGAAATTGAAATCAAGGTAAATGATTTGAAGTTTAAGGTCTTCACAGCAGACCCGGAAACGCCTGAATTAACGCTTGATTCCCCGGATGGGAAAATATATTGCTTTGGGGTTACGAACCTTCAGAAGCAGACAATTTGCCTGTGCAAGCGTGGTCAGAAAGAAGCCTTCCGCAAAACGGCAGCGCACGAACTGACACACGCTTTTATTTTTGCCTTTGGCGCACACATTCCGATGGATTACGCTGAAGCAGAAGAATTCATCTGTGACTTCATCGGAGTTCACGGACAGACCATCAACACGCTTGCCGCGTGTATCACCGAAAGGCTGTGGGAAAATGCTGAAAATTGAAGAAATCACACAGCTTATGGAAGCAGACGCATCCAGCGAAAAGAAGCTGTTTGCCCGGAAGGGCTTGAAATACTATGAGGGTGAACACGACATCTTGAACACCCGCTTGTATTACTATGATTCTGATGGGCAGATTCAGGAAGACCATTTCAGAAGCAACATCAAAATCAGTCATCCGTTCTTCACAGAATTGGTTGACCAAGAAGCGCAGTATATGCTTTCGGGGGATGAATCCCTGATTTGTTCTGACATTCCTGAACTTCAGACCCGCCTTGATGAATACTTTGGGGATGACTTCAAGTCTGAACTGCTTGAACTGCTGACCGGCACGGTTGCCAAGGGCTTTGAATACATGAACGCCTACACCAACGCTGAAGGCCGCACGGCCTTCAAATGTGCTGATTCTATTGGCGTGATTGAGGTCAGAGCCAAAGACACAGATGATGGCTGTGAATATGTCATCTTCTGGTATATTGACCGCATCGACAAAGGTCACAAGACCATCAAACGGATTCAGGTTTGGGACAAGGAAAACATTTACTTCTATGTTCAGGTTCAGGATGGCAAAATTGAACTTGACACATCTGTTGAACTGAATCCGCGTCCCCACACCATTTATATTGACCCCCACGGCAAAAAATTTGGTAAAGGCCTTGGCTATATTCCGTTTTGGAGATTGGACAACAATCTGAAGCAGTTCAGCGGTCTGAAGACTATCAAAAGTCTGATTGACGATTATGACCTGATGGCCTGTTCACTGTCCAACAATCTTCAGGACTTCACTGATGCCCTGTATGTGGTTTCTGGTTTCCAAGGTGATAATCTGGATGAAATGATTCAGAACATCAAGGCCAAGAAACACATTGGTGTTGGCGATGGTGGCGGTGTAGACATCAAGACCATTGACATTCCATATCAGGCACGACAGGCCAAGCTTGACCTTGATGAAAAGAACATTTACCGGTTTGGTATGGGCTTCAATTCTGCACAGTTGGGGGATGGCAACATCACCAACATTGTCATCAAGTCACGCTATGCCTTACTTGACCTGAAGTGTAACAAGCTGGAAATCCGTCTGAAGCAGTTCCTGCGCAAGCTGGTTGGTGTGGTGCTGGATGAAATCAACAGCACCGATGACACCGATTATCAGCAGAAAGATGTTTATTTCAACTTTGTGCGTGAGGTCATGACCAATGCGCAGGATAACGCGCAAATTGCCCTGACTGATGCGCAGCGTCAGCAAGTACAAATCACCACCCTTCAAAATCTGATGGGTACACTGGATGATGAAACTATCATCCAAAACATCTGTGAAGTGATGGATATTGACTTTGAAGAAATCAAGGGTAAACTTCCTAAGCCTGATGACGGTGATGGGGTGGATGATGCGCAAGCCGCCCTGAATGGAGTGAAGACCAATGAACAGCAGACAGAAGGAAGTTCTTCAGGCACAGCTTGACGATGAAAAGACAGTCATCCGCAAGCTGAAAGTGGCTTATGGCCGCGCAATGGCTGAAACTGAAGCAAAGATTCAGACTTTCACCGCTGATATTCAGTTGAAGAAAGAAGCCCTTCAGAGCGTCACAGACGCTTCACAAAGGGTGCTTCTTGAATCTGAAATACAATCCAAGGTATATCAGAAACAGTATCAGGAAGCCTTAAAAGGGCAGATTTCAGCTATATTTGACAACCTTCAGTCAAAACAGTATGATACAATCAAAGAATACCTTGATGACAGCTATACAAAGGGCTTCACCGGCACGATGTATGACCTTCATGGGCAGGGAATACCGCTGATTCTCCCCATTGACCAAACGCAAGTTGTAGATGCTTTGACCATGAAAACAAAGCTGTCAAAGCCCCTGTATCAGCGTTTGGGTGTGGACATCGACAGTCTGAAGAAGATTGTCAATAGCGAGATTTCACGCGGCATAGCAACTGGCCGCACATGGGCAGAGATTGCCCAAATCATTGACCGGCGCAAAAACATCAATCTGTATCGTGCTTCTCGCATCGCACGAACTGAAGGGCATAGGGTGCAGCAGTCTGCCGCATTTGATGCCATGAAGAAAGCCAAGGGCAAGGGTGCTGATTTGGTCAAACAGTGGGATGCCACGCTTGATGACAGAACCCGCCCTGACCATGCCTTACTTGATGGGCAGATTCGGGAAGTGGATGAACCCTTTGAAGTATCAGGCTATCAAGCTATGATGCCCGGTCAGTTCGGCATTGCGAGTGAAGATATTCATTGCCGGTGCGTTGCCTTGCAGCGTGCGCGGTGGGCGCTGGATGATGAAGAACTTCAAACCCTGAAAGACCGCGCTGCATACTTTGGATTGGATAAATCCAAGGATTTTGACGATTTCAGGGCAAAATATCTGAAAGCCGCAGAAACTGAAAAAGCGCTTCAAGAAACCAAAAACGCTTTAGACGCTTGTAAAACCGTCAAAGATGTTGAAGATTTAATAAAATCTAAACGCTGGTTTCAATCTACCACCATACGCGGTACAGTTTATGACACCAACGATGGTGTGAAATTGCCCGGTAATGATGTGAACATTGCCAAGGGTATTTATAATGCGCTGGATAATCTGTATACAAAATATCCACAACTAATCGGAAAACTAAATTCCATTACATCAAAGCCGCTTGACCCCGGTACTTATGCACAATGCCATGTCGGCCTTGGTGCTGGCGGTGTCGATATAAATACCAATCTATTCACATCACTGGACAAAGTTACACGGTCTTATGAGCGTGACCTTCAAGCCAATTTCCACCCGGCAAATACCGATTGGAAGTCTATCATTACACATGAATTTGGCCATGCGGTAGATGACTACCTGACCAACAATTTACACCTGTTTGATACGCAACAGACATGGAAACACAAATATGCGTCTGCTGCAATGCGGCCAAAGGTTATGAGGGCTTGCGGGTTGAAAGTGTCTGATGTTGCAACAGCAGTCAGCGGATATGCGTCAAAGAATCATTTTGAATGGTTTGCTGAATGTTTCGCTGAATACCTTGATTCGGAAAATCCGCGTCAAGTTGCAGCGGAGTTTGGAAAACAACTAGAAGAAATTATGAAGGGGGTCACATGATGATTTTATCCTCTATTGAAATGCCGTCTTTTTTCACAAGTCCTTATTTTGTGCCTGAACCGGACAACTGGCATTTGAAACCTGATGCCCCTGAAGACCTGAAGGCTGAATTTGCCGAATGGCAGAAGCGGCAGAAGGAACTTGATGAAGAAGATATTATGGATTGAACAAGTTCAAAACCGCCTGAAATATGGCGGTTTTTCTATTGCCATTTTCTTTTTCTCTCTTTTCATATTTCTCCTATTCATAGCTGACAGCCGGGAAAGACCGGCATTTTTATATGCTTTTGTGGCGCAATAGGTAGCGCAGCGGTTTTGTAATCCGAAGGTTGCAGGTTCGATTCCTGTCAGAAGCACCACATCAGGGATGATGGAAAACATCTAAATCCACAACATGACCGCAACCATGTAAAAAGCGTAAGAAAGGATTTGACCGAAATGACACTTTCCGAAATCTTGAAAGCGAAGGGCATTGCAGATGATGTGGCGCAGAGTGTGCTTGATGACATGAAGGCCAACAAAATCTTCACTGCATCTGAAGAAAACCTTGACATCCGGTATGGCAAACTGAAAACTGACCACGACAGCCTGACAAGCCAATATCAGGAAGCAACTTCCCTGATTGAGCAGCTGAAAAAGGGCACAAAGGGTCAGGAAGACCTTCAGGGTAAAATCACCACCTATGAAGGCAAGATTGCCGAACTGGAAAAGCAGCTGAATCAGGAACGCCTTGACAATGCTGTGAAGCTGGGTCTGCTTTCGGAGAACGCGCAGGATGTTGATTACCTTGCCTACAAACTGCGTGAGAAGGGCGAACTGGAACTTGATAATTCCGGCAACATCAAGGGTTGGGATGATAAAGTTGCAGGGCTGAAGACACAGTTCCCGCAGCAGTTCGGCAGCAACGGTAAAAACGGTAAGGGCGCTTATGAAGGTTACAAGCCCATTGATGATGACGGTCATCATCCGAATGATGGCTTGACCAAAGAAAGCATCTTAAAGATGCCCTATGCACAGCGTGCGCAGCTTATGCAGGACAATCCTGAAGGCTACAATGCCGCTATGCACGGGTAAACCTGTAAAGGAGTAAAGTTCTATGTCTGAAGTAACTAAGAAGGCAAATATCATCATCCCTGAAGTCATGGCTGATATGATTAACGCCAAAATTGACAAGCTGTGCAAGATTACACCTTATGCCAAGGTGGACACCACCCTTCAGGGTGTTCCCGGTGACACCAAGACTGTTCCTTGCTGGAACTTCATTGGCAATGCCGTTGATGTTGCCGAGGGTGACGAGATTGAGACCACAAAGCTGACCGCTTCCACCGTCAAGTTCGGCATCAAGAAGGCCATGAAGTCGGTTGGTATCTTTCAGGAGAGCATCAACAGCGGTCTTGGCAACCCTATTGGTCAGGCCGAGACACAGCTTGCCAAGGCCATTGCTGGCAAGGTTGATGATGACCTGATGGATGCCGCGCTGGGTTGTGCCAATGTCTTTGATGGTTCTGCCGCTGTCATCGGCTACAAGCCCATTGTCGATGCTGTCACCAAGTTTGAGGATGAGGAAGACGGCATTGATAAGGTCATGTTTATCCATCCGAAGCAGGAAGCAACCCTGCTGAAAGATGCTGATTTCCTGTCTGCTGACAAGTTCACCGGTGGTGTGGCCGTCAATGGCGCTATCGGCAAGATTGCCGGTTGCTGGGTGAAGAAGTCCAAGAAGGTTCAGCTGGTTTCCTATGCCAAGGACAACAGCACCGGTACGATTGACATCGTGGTTGATTCCACCAATGAGACTTCCACCAAGAAGCACCTGTCCACCGTTCAGCCGAATTGTGCCGATGTTCTGGCCGTTGGCGATAAGGTCAAGGCCGTTGATGCCTTCTATCGCTGCCCCATCATCAAGATGGAGCCTGACAGCCCTGAAACCGAGTACACCGAGGATGAACTGCCCGCCCTGACCATCTTCCTGAAGGCTGATACCAAGGTTGATGCCGAGTGGTTCCCCAAGAAGCAGCAGCACGATGTCACCGCCTGCAAGTATTACGGTGTTGCCCTGACAAACGCTGCCAAGGTCATCGTTGCAAGCTTCAAGGCCTGATTTTGGGAAGGGGTGTTCTGAATGATTGTCGATGTCATGCAGCTGATGAAGCTGCCTGAATTTCAGAACACCGATGAAGGTGTTGTGAAGCAGCGCCTTGAAGGGCTGGAAAACCTTATCAGGGCATACACGAACAACAATTTTCAGAATCGTGCCATTCGCTTTGAAGCATCATCTTTGGATGACCGCTTGTTTGGGGCTTGCCCCTACGTCAAGGTTGGTGACACGGTGGAAATCACCAAATCCCAAGTCAATGATGGTCTGTATGTGGTCAAAGAGTTGGACACCAACATTGTTCGGCTTGATAGACCCATGTTTCAGACCACATACAACCTTGTGACAAAGGTTCAATATCCTGCTGATATTGTTCAGGGCATCATCAATCTGATGAAATGGGAACAGACCAACAGGGATAAGGTGGGAATCAAGTCAGAGACACTTTCCCGCTATTCTGTAGCCTACTTTGACCAAGACGCAAGCAATCAGGTTATGGGCTATCCTGTGTCCCTGATGGGCTTCCTAAAGCCCTATATGAAGGCGAGGTTTTAAGCATGATTGGCGGCAACACTTATGCGTTGCTTCAGGTCAAGGATGCTGGAACCGTCAACGCGATTGGTGAGCGTGAACACATCTGGACAGATGTGACTTCCCTGAAAGGATGGCTTGACCTGTCCACAGGTGAAGCAACCTATCTGAACAATGCGAAAATGCAGGAATCCACCCACATTTTTCTTGCAGACTTCACTTCCCTGAAGTCACTGTCTGCCCGGTGGGTCTGGAATCCCTTCAATTTTCTTTCGGGTGTAATCAAGCAGGATGCAGAAAATCCAGAAATCGTAGATTTCACCGGTGAAAATGGCCGCATGGCCGTCAATGGCGAGGTCTACAGCATCCTTCTGATTGATAATCCCATGGGGATGAATCGTCAGTTGGAAATCTATCTGAAGTATCTTGGTGGGCAAAATGGCTGAAATTCAATTTGAAGATTACAGCATGAAGGTCAAAGATGCTTTGCAGTCTGCCACAATCGCTTTTCTGCATGAAGCTGGGGGCGAAATCAAAAGTCAAACCCAACGAAATACCAAAAAGGATACTGGACAGACTGCCGGTTCTTGGAAGTGTGAAGTTGATGAATCCGCATTGACCGCCACAATCGGTTCAAATGAGATGAACGCAATTTATGAAGAATTTGGCACTGGCGAGTATGCCCTTCATGGGGATGGTAGAAAAACGCCTTGGAAGTACAAAGACAGAAAAGGTCAATGGCACACTACCCACGGCAAACGCGCAAGGCGCCCATTCTTCAACGCTTTCAACGCCAACAAAGAGAAAATCCAGCGTGTACTTCAAGAAAAATTGGGGGCATTGGGAAAATGATTGAAACACTGAACTTTATTCAGCAAGAATTGAACAATGCTTCAATTCCTTATGAGTTTGAACGCTGGACAGCGCCGGTCACATATCCTTATTTTGTGGGTGAGACTTCCACAGTCGAACCTATGAACGAAGATGGGCAGGAAGAAATGACTGTCATCTTGACCGGCTGGAACAGACCGAATCTGTATCCTTTGTATCTGATGGCCGAAAAGGTCAGAAAAATATTCCCGCCCATCGGTGGAAAAACCGCAATCCTTGAATCTGGTTCAGGGGTTGCGGTTTTCTATTCCGATGCTTTCCCGATTGATTCAGGGGAAGAAGATTTAAGAAAAATTCAAATCAATCTTACAGTGAAAACATGGAAGGTGAACTAAATGTCTAAAACTGAAGGTCTGGTTCACAGCGGTATTACCGAGAAAACCCCCGGTAACATCCTGCTGGGTGCTGGTACTATCCACAAAGGTCTGAAGTTCAGTGGCGGCAAGTGGAACTTTGCTGAATCCCTTGTTGGTGCAACTTCTGGCGGTAACAGCCTGAAGATTCTCCCCGAACTGAAGGACATCGAAGTTGATGGTGCGCTTGTCAAGATGAAGGGTCTGACCGTTAAGCAAGGCGAGAAAGCAAGCCTTGAAATCAACCTGATTGAGACAACCCCCGACATCATCAAATCCGCGCTGATTGCGCAGGATGGCAATGCTGCTGCCGATATGACCGGTTATTCCGTCATCGAATCCAAGTCGCAGATTGCAGAGGGCGATTATTGGGAGAGCATCGCCTTTGTTGGTACCACCATCAGCGGCACACCCATCATCGCCATTCTGGACAACGCGCTTTGCACATCCGGTCTGTCCCTTGATGGTAAAAACAAGGATGGTACTGTTGGTAAGTACACCTTTGAGTGTTCTCAGGCGCTTACCGGTGATTCCACCATCCTGCCTTACCACATCTACTATCCCACGGCGGGTTGATTCCTGCCGAATCTGTCAAATGAAAGGATGAAATAGAGCAATGTCTGAAGCAACTTATACCTTGCGCAGCCTTCAGGGCGCTGACATTTTCCCCATGTCGGCAATCATCAAAAAAATTGGCGTTAAAGAGTTTAAGAACGCCTTTCAGGATGAAGAAATCAAGGGTCTTGTCCAGAGCATCAACAACGGCGATATGTCCAAAGATGCTGCCGCCAATCAGGCGGGCATGACCGTCATCCTGAACATCGTGGATGTCGTGCTGGGCAATCTGCCCCGCGCTGAAAAAGATATTTACAAGTTCCTTGCAAACCTGTCCGGCATGAAGCCTGATGAGGTTGCAGCCCTTCCGATGGCCACATTCACCGCCATGGTGATTGATGTGATTCAGAAGGATGAATTCAAGGATTTTATCAAGGTTGTTTCAAGATTGTTCAAATCGGCCAACTAAGGGTTTTTGATGACCTGTTTAAACGGTATTCTGACCCTTTACGGTTGATTGACAACCTGATTTTGACAGAGGATTTTTCCCATTTCATTTCCTTCTTCAGCGAACAGCAAGAAAAGGACATGGAATGGGAATATTTTTTGCATAAGGTCTTTGATATGTCCTTCAACGAATTTAAGGAAAGTATCACGATAGATGCAAAAACTGTTGGAATGTCAAAGTCTGACCTTGAAACAACCATTCAAAATTCAATGTCCATGACTATGAATTTCATTCCACCTGATTCAAAGGAGTGAAATCAACTTGGAACTTTTCAAATTGTTTGGCACAATCGCAATCCACAACGATGAAGCCAATCAGGCCATTGATGACACGGTTGGAAAGGCCAAAACTTCTGAAAGTTCGTTATCGTCCACCTTCAAAAAGGTTGGAACCGCTGTTGCCGCTGCATTTTCTGCACAGAAAATCATTGACTTTGGTATTCAGTCTGTCAACACCCTTCAGGGTTTTGAAGATTCGATGCTGAAGGTTCAGTCGCTGTCCGGTGCAACTGCTGACCAATATCAGCAGCTGTCTGATGCGGCGTTGCATTACGGCAGCACAACAGCATGGACTTCACAGAATGTGGCAGACGCTATGGGGTATATGGCGCTTGCTGGATTTGACACAAATGAAATCCTGTCAGCAACCCCCGGTGTTCTGTCTTTGGCTTCTGCTTCCGGTGAAGATTTAGCCACGGTTTCTGACATCCTGACAGATGCCATGACCGGTTTCGGTGATAGCGCTTCCGATGCCACACGGTATGCGGATGTGCTTGCCACAACACAGGCAAAGTCCAACACCACAGTTGGTATGTTGGGTGAAGCCTTCACTTATGTTTCTTCTTTGGCTGGAACTTATTCTTACAGCCTTGAAGATGTTTCAACTGCCCTTGGTGTCATGGCGAATGCCGGTGTCAAGGGTTCCATGGCTGGTACATCGCTTTCCAGCGTTATTACCCGCCTTGGTACAAATACATCTGGTGCGCGGGATGCCATAGAAGCACTGGGTGTCCAGTTCTACAACACAGACGGCACAGCCCGCCCCCTTGGTGATGTGATTGTTGATTTGTGCGATGCCACAGCCAACATGACCACGGAACAGAAAGCAAGTCTTGCTTCCACCGTTGCCGGTGCTGAAGCACAGAAGGGCTTGCTTGCCATTCTGAATCAGGGTTCTTCCGCTTACACTGACTTGAATCAGAAGCTGAAGGAATCCAGCGGCAACGCTGATGAAATGGCCGGCACACTGGAAAGCGGTCTTGGTGGTGCTATTCGTTCGTTGTCTTCCGCGTGGGAAGGCTTCAAAATCAAGTTGGCACAGAAGTTTGAAGTACCTTTGTCTGACCTGATTCACAAATTCGCTAATTTCATTACAGATTCTGCCATTCCTGCCCTTGATAATTTTGTCAGTGCCATCACACCTGTTGTGACCGCCCTTGGCAACTTTGGAAAGTGGATGCGGGAAGGCAGTGCCGGTGCGGAACTGCTGAAGGGTGTCATTGTAGCAGTCACAGCAGCGTTCACAGCGTGGCACACCGTGGCCGCAGCGCAGTCTATTTGGACTAAGCTGGTAAATGGTCTTAAAGGTGCAAAAACCGCTTTCACGGCCTTAAATGCGGCCATGGCGGCAAACCCCATCGGGGTTGTCATTGCGGTCATCACTGCACTGGTTGCCGCGTTCGTTTATCTTTGGAACACAAGCGAAGGTTTCCGCAACTTCTGGATTGGGCTTTGGGAAACAATCAAGACATTCGCAAGCAATGCGGTTGAAGCTGTGACCACCGGTATTCAAAACTTCATCGCAAGTGTTGAAGAATTTATCGGTAATCTGAAGCAGGGAATCCAAGATAAGCTTGATGAAATTCATCAGGGTTGGGATGATGCGTGGAATGCCATTCAGACCACCGCACAGACCGTTTTTGACGGCATTTCCCAAACAGTAAATAACTTTGTCGCTGGCGTTCAGGGCTTCTTCCAGAGCCTGTATGAGGGCGCACAGGCGGCATGGGATACTATCTGCAATGTGGTTCAGGTTGGCATCTTGTTTGTGCAGGAATTGTTGAACGCTGCTGTTGAAATCCTGATGATTCCTTGGAACTTCATTTGGACGAACTTTGGTGAAGCTATTACATCCGCGTGGGAAGGCTTCAAACAGATTATCAGCAATGCCCTTGATACCATTTCCAGCACCATTCAAAACATCTGGAACGCCATTGTAGCATTCCTGACACCTATCCTTCAGGGCATTGCAGACACCTTCACAAGTATTTGGAACAACATCCTGACAGCGGTACAAACTGCCACAAACACCATTTCCAATGTGCTTCAAACGGTGTGGAATGCCATTGTAGGATTCCTGACACCGATTCTTCAAGGGATTCGTGATACCTTCACAAATAGCTGGAACGCGATTCAGAACACTATTAAAACCGTTGTGACGGCTATTCAGACCTTCCTTCAGACAACATGGAACACCATCACAAGTCTGATTCGGACGGCCATGAACACCATCCATAATGTGATTCAGACAGTTTGGAACACCATCAAGTCTGTTGTTCAATCTGTATTGAACACAATTCAATCTATTGTTTCCAGTGTTTGGAACACCGTTAAGGGTGTGACAACATCTGTTTGGAACGGTATCAGTTCGGCAGTATCTAACGCAATCAACACTGTGAAGAATGTCATTTCCGGTGGCTTAAACGCTGCACACAACACAGTCAGCAACATCTTCAACAGCATCCGCAACACCATTTCCAACATCATGAACGGTGCGGCCAATGTGGTCAGTGGCGCAATCAACAGAATCAAGGGATTCTTCAACTTCAGTTGGAGTTTACCGCATCTTGCAATGCCGCATCCCTACATCAGCGGTTCCTTCAGCCTGAACCCGCCTTCTGTACCGTCTTTTGGTATTAACTGGTATGCAAAGGGTGGTATTCTGACTGAACCCACGCTGTTCAGCCTGAATCCCAAGACAGGACGCGCTTCTGTTGGCGGTGAAGCCGGTGATGAAGCTGTTGCCCCCATTGACACACTTCTGACCTACATCCGCACAGCGGTTGGTGAACAGAATGGTGACCTCGCCGGGAAGCTGGATGCCTTGATTGAACTGCTTCAGCAGTATTTCAGTTCCATGCTGGACAATATGCAGCGCGGCATTGTGCTTGATTCCGGTGTGCTTGTGGGTGAACTTGCCCCGGCAATGGATGAAGCCCTTGGCGAAATTTATTACAGGAAAGGAAGGGAATAAATGACCGGCGTAAGATTTGGCACAAAACACAGTTATGATGATTTTGGGCTGATTCTTTCCAAGAAAGAAATCACCCTTCCTGACCCCAAAACGGAAACTGTAAATGTGTTTGGTCGTGATGGTTTACTTGACCTGTCTGAAGGTCTGACCGATGACATCAAGTTCAAAAATCGAAAACTGACTTTCACATTTACCGTTCCCAACGGCCTTACCTACTGGACATCAGCCCTGTCCAGCATTTCCAACTATCTGCATGGGCGCAAGATGCAAATAATTCTTGACGCTGATAAAACATTCTATTATTACGGCAGATGCACCATTGACCAATTCAAGTCGGACAAACGCCTTGCAACCATCGTGGTTGTTTGTGATGTCGAACCGTACAAAATTGAAGTCAATGGCGCTGGTATGCCGTGGATGTGGGACACCTTCAGTTTTGTCAATGGTATCATTCATGTGAATACCGTCACACTGAAGAACAATGAAAGCATCACACTGAACCTGATTAACCTGAAGAAAAAGGTTTCTCCCACGGTGACAACCACCGGGAAAATCAAGTTCACATTCAATGATTTTTCGGAAACCTTCACCGGGAAGAAAACCTTGGTGGATGTTCGTCTGACAGAGGGTGACAACAATGTAACAATTACTTGTTTAGATGCCAATGGCGCAAGCGTGAATATCGCTTATAAAGGGGGTTCGTTGTAATGTACCAAGTATTTTGCGATGATACCTTGATTTACGATTTGCGCGATGAAGAATTGACCCTGCTTGAACCGAAGGTTACGCTTGAAATGAATAAGGCAGGGTCTTTTTCTTTTAAGTTCCCGCCTGACCATCCGCACATTGACCTTCCGCAAAAGATGAAGTCCCTAATTGTTGTGAAACAGGATGGGGAAGAAATCTTCAGCGGCAGACCAACAAAGTCTTATACTGACTTCTATAAGCGCCGGTATGTTTACTGTGAAGGGGAGCTGGCCTATCTGAATGATAGTATCCAGCGCCCGGCAGAGTATCACAACATGACCGTTCGTGGATACCTTGAAACATTGATTCAGGCACACAATGAACAGGTCACTGAAGATAAGCGTTTTGAAGTCGGCATTGTCACGGTCACTGACCCCAATGATTCCTTGTACCGCTACACCAACTACAACAGTACCATGAAGGAACTGAAGGAAGATTTGGTGGATGACCTTGGTGGCTATTTGCGTGTCAGAAATCATCTTGGACACAAGTATCTTGATTATGTGACAGACTTTGGGAACACTTGCACACAGGTCATCGAATTCGGTGAAAATCTTCTGGATTTTACACAGAACTTTGATGCCACAAACATCGCCACAGCAATCATTCCACTTGGCGCAAAGCTGGAAACAAGCCAATTCACAGCCATTGACGAACGGCAGACCATCAAGGAAGTCAACGATGGTAAAGATTATGTCTATTCCGAAGATGCTGTAAAGCAGTATGGTTGGATATTCAAAACCATGACATGGGATGCGGTAAACAACCCCAAAATCTTAATGTCTAAAGGAAAGAAGTATCTGACAGACACACAGTTTGAAAATGTCACGATTGAAGCGAAAGCCATTGACCTTCACTTGACTGATGCTGAAATTGAACAGTTCAAACTTGGTGATTCTGTCAGGGTTCTTTCTTCACCACATGGGCTTGACCGTTATTTTCCGTTGACCAAGATGACAGTGAATTTGGACAAACCGGCCAACAACACTGTCACGCTGGGCATCACTGAAAAGAAGTCATTGACTGCCGTTTCCAGTACCATCAACGACAAAACCAACAACGCTACAAACAACATCCTGAATAAGTCCGCTATTCTGAAGGAAGCACAAGACCAAGCAACCGCTCTGATTACTGCTGCCACGCATGGTCATGTTGTCACGACTGCCAACGAACAGTTGATTATGGACACAGACGATGTAAAGACAGCAACCAAGGTTTGGCGCTGGAACCTGAATGGTCTTGGATACTCTAAGACCGGCTATAACGGCACTTATGAGACTGCAATCACAATGGACGGCAGTATTGTTGGCGAACGCTTAACGGCTGGTTCTGTGGCCGCTGATAAGCTGTCAGTGGCATATAAACAGAGTGTGGAAAAGTCCATCAGTGACAGCGCCACAAAGGCCACAAATGCTGCCAACGAAAACACCGCCAACAGCTTGAAATCCTACTACACCAAGCAGGAAACCGAAACAGTCATTCAGAATAGTGCGCAACAGATTCTTCTTGCTGCACAGAAAAATTCTGAAAATTATGTTGATAATCAGCTTACCAACTACACCACATCGGCACAGTTGACCGTAGCAACAGACAGCATCCTGCTTCAGGTTTCCGAAAAATACGCCACGCAAGATTCCCTTGGCAACTACACCAAAACTTCTGAAATCCGTTCCAAATTTGCCCTTGACCCTTCCAGCGTCACCATTGAAAGCGGTCTTGTAACCTTTAAGTCTGATACACTGGTTATTGACAGCACCAACTTCAAACTGTCTAAAGGCGGTGCTGTAAATGCCACTGGCAGTTTCAGAACCCCCGGCGCAGTTTCGTCAGGCATGGGCGCTTATGGACGCATGGACATGAGCGGATTCCAACTGTACAAATGGCCGAGTGATAAAACTGAAGCAGATAAAACACAGGCCGCAGCCATCACTTCTGTTTATGGTGAATTGAAAGGCTGGATAGAAGTTGATGAAGCCGGTGTAAAATCTGCTAGTATGATTGCCGGTGTTGGTGCTGGATTTCGTGTTTATGCTGCTGATGGAGCAAAATCCGTGTTTTATGCGAATCGTGACAATGCTGGTAACGGTGCTATGGGTATTCTCAATTCTGAAGGACGCCGCAAAGTATCCGTTAGCTGTGATGTAAATGGGAATGGGTTGTTCAGCTTATATAATAAGTTGGATAAGCAATTTATTTCCTTATGGGCTAATAGCGATGGTGAGCCATGGCTTAGCATATACGGCACAAATAGCAATTTGCTTTTTACCGCCCATCCTGATTCAAATGGACATGAACAGTTGTCGCTTTACAGCAGTAGTCAAAAGAACTACTTTACAACGCAACTTACTTCTAACGGAGACCCGAACATCATTATTGCTGCAGCAGATGGTTCAAACAGAATCACTATGTACAGCTTTGGGGATAGAAGTTTCTTAACTTTGTGGAATCCGGGAAGCACAACAGGAAGTCCAATTATCGAAAACTGGGGAGGTTCACGAGTTGGATATTTTGAAAAATTAGGCATTGCCGGTGGCGCTGCACAGAATGTTGAATGGGTTTGGGATGGCGCAATCGCCCGATGGGTTCTTTGTTCCAAACAATAAAGTGAGGTAACACAATGAATAAAGGTATCAATTTTGCAAGCGCTGAACTGAAGGAAACTTTGGTTCAGAAAATCAATGAAAGTGGCGTTCCTGCTGTGAATGTGCGCGGCATCCTGTGTGAGCTGCTGGAACAGGTTACTGATGCCGAAAAGCGTCTGATTGCACAGGAACGCGCTGAATATGAAGCAGCCGTTAAGGCTGAAGCAGAAGCAAAGAAAGAAGGTTCTAAAGATGGCAAACATTGACCCGTATATTGAACAGATTCAGAATGCGGTCTATGGTGAAGAAGTCCGTTCTTCCATCATCAATTCCTTGAAAAAGGTCAATGATGATAATGAAAGTTATGCCGCCTTGAAGAAGGATGTCATTGCCGCCAAAGATACCGTGGTTGAACAGGTATCTGAATTTGATGCCAAAGTATCTGCCGCCAAGGCCACTATTACAGCGCTGGAACAGGCTACATCCACAGCAAATACGGCAAAGACAAATCTGGCCAATGCAACTGATACGGCCAACACAGCAAAAGACAATTTGGTCAAAGCCACATCCACCGCAAACACAACCAAGACGAATCTTGAAGCTGCTACAAAGAAGGCAGACACGGCAATTACCGATGCCGGTACAGCAAAGACCAATCTTGAAAAGACCATCACCGATGCTGGTACGGCGAAAACACAGCTTCAGAATGTGATTGACAGCGCAAACACCCTGAAAACCGCCCTGTCCAACACGATTGACACGGCCAACACCACAAAGACCAACCTTGACACGGCGATTAAAAACGCCACTACCGCGAAAAGTCAGCTTCAGACCGTCATCGACAATGCCGGTACTGTTAAAGAATCGCTTTCCGGTGTGATTGCACAGGCCGCAACGGCCAAACAGAATCTTGATAATTCTGTTGCCACGGCCAACGCAATTCTTCAGAGTTTGACAGCAGAAAACACTTCCGCAAAGTCGAACCTGTCTGAACTGCGCAGCGAAAACTTCAACAGTCAGGAAATCCTTGCCGGTGTTGCTGACTTGCGTGCTTACCTTGGCCTGTCTGATGCCGACATTCTTGGTCTTCAGGTAGACTACAAGAATAAGACATTTACCCGCATCGCCGGTGCAACCAACCTGACTGCCGGTGCAGACTTTGACGCATTCCCGATGTACGGTGGTCGCAAGCGCTGCAATGTTGCTGATGATGGCACAATCAACGCTTGGTTTGGCGATGACGGTTACACAGAGGATGGCAGCAATGGTCAGGTCATGGTTTATCAGCCCAAGTTCTATTATTTGGTCTGTCCGGTGGTCTATGACCCCATCACCACGACTGGTATTGGCTATCATCTGCGCAAAGCCAACTACTATGTGAGCGCCAAACCCCGCCCCGGCTTCCGTCTGCACCCGGCTTTCTATGATGCCAACGGCAATGAAGTTGAATATGTCATGGAATCTGCCTTTGAAGGCAGTATCTTTGATGCGTCTGCTTCTGCCTATCTGCTGGACAATGAACAAGTAATGGATGCCAACGCAGACAAGTTCTGTTCCATTGCTGGCGCAAGACCGGCAACAGGCCACAGTCAGAACCTGACCCGCGATATGGTTGAAAAGCTGGCCGCAAACCGTGGCACTGGTTGGCACGGTGACACCATCAAGGTCGAATCTGCATCACAGCTTCTGATGATTATCGAACTTGGTCTGATGAACGCACAGAACGCCATTGGGCAGGGTGTTGTCAATCTGCCTTGGACTACAGGCAGCGACACCACAACGCCTTATGCGGCAAAAACCGGCAGCACATCCGCGCTGGGCAACGACACTGGCCGCGCAACATCTACAACCACCTATCCCGGCAATGTGGAAACCACAGACACCGCCAATGGTAAAACTTCCGTTTCTTGGCGCGGCAAAGAAAATCCTTGGGGCAACCTTTGGAAGTTTGTTGGCGGCATGAACATCTATGGCAACGGCAAAATGGATGGTGGTCAGCCTTACATCTGCAATGATTTCAACTTCAACGAATCGAAGCATGATGGCAACTATGAAGCCGCTGGCTTCACCGTCATCCCCAAAGAAGGTTACATTTCCGCAATGGGCTATTCCACTGCCTGTGATTGGCTGTTTGTTGCTTCTGAAACGAACGGCAACAGCAACCTTCCTGTTGGTGATTACACCTATGTCACACAGAACCTGAACGGTTCCCGGATTGCTCTATTGGGCGGTATTTGGAATAGTGGTACTGCTGCTGGGCCTTTCTATTGGTCTCTGGATAACGGCGTGGGTGGTCGGTTTCGGTATGTCGGCGGTCGGCTCGTGTATGTTCCCAATGCTGAAAATCAGCAGACTGTGACCTTCTAAGCATCGTCTGCATCATGGGTTAAGTAAGGCTGATATTGTTTCACACACTGTTTACAGCATCAGACCAAGCCACAAAATTGAGGAAAAAGATTACTCAATTAGGCAGTAATTGGAATAATGGCACTAATGCTGAGCCTTTCTATTGGAATCTGAATAACAGCGTAGGTAATCGGAATCGGAATATCAGCGGTCAGCTCGAATATGCAATAAAATTAGTTGATTATCAGCCTTGAAAGCAAAACTTCAAGGCTGATTTTCATATAAATCTTTGACCTGCTTGACCCCGCCCCTTGGCGAAACACAGAAAACAATCTGCAAGATTGACCCACCCCGACAAAGCCGGGTTGGGAAAAAAGGCTGTGCCGGTAGGTGGATAACATAACACCGTTTGAAGGCTTGGCTGATTGCATACAAAAACAAACAGTATGAAAAGATACGGCGATTTATACGAAAAAATCTGTTCACTTGACAATTTGAGACTTGCCCACCAAAACGCCAAGAAAGGCAAGGGCTGGTATCAAGAAGTCAAGATGATAGACAAAGACCCTGACCGATGGCTGAAGGAAGTGCAGACAATGCTTGTACTACACACCTTCAGAACATCGGAATATCAGGTGTTTTACAAGCGTGAAGGCAAGAAAAACCGCAAAATCTACAAACTACCATATTTCCCTGACAGAATTGTTCAATGGGCTGTCCTTCAGGTAATTGATGAATATCTTATCAAGAATCTAACAGATGACACCTATTCAGCAATTCCCGGTAGGGGAATCAATCTAGCATTGACCCGGCTTCAAAATGCCATGTGGTACGATGTGGAAAATTGCCAATTCTGCCTGAAGATTGATGCACGGCATTATTACCAAAGCATTGACCACGATATTCTGAAGCAAAAATACAGGCGCTTGTTCAAAGATGCCGAACTGCTGGCCGTGCTGGATGAAATTATTGACAGCATTGATACTGCTGACCTTGATGATTTGCTGAGATTGGAAGCAACACCCATTGACCACAAAGGGCTTCCAATCGGTAACTATCATTCACAGTATGGCGGCAACTTCTATTTTTCCAGCTTTGACCACTGGATTAAGGAAGTCAAGCACATCAAGCACTATTTCAGGTACATGGATGATATAGTCATCTTTTCCAAAACCAAGGAAGAACTTCACGACTTGTTCAAAGAAGTTCAGGAATATTTCAAAGTGAACCTGAAATTGACCATCAAAGACAACTGGCAGATTTTTCCTTCCTATGAACGCGGCATAGATTTTCTTGGGTACAGAACCTTTCTTGGCTATTCCATCCTTAGAAAATCAACTTGTGAAGAAATGAAGCGCAAAATGACCCACATCCGCAAAAAGTGCGAATCCGGTCAAATGATGAACTATTCTGAATACTGCGCTGTCAATTCCTATTCTGGATGGATGAAACCTTGCAGCAGCTTCAGACTGAAACAGAAGTACATTGAACCGTTACTTCCATACTGTGAAAGATACTATGAAACCAATATCAAACGAAAGGCGGCTTGACCATGACTGACTTTGGAAAAACAAGAAGCACCGTGAAGCCTGAAGAACTGGAAATCACTGAATCTTTGGTTTTTGTTGCTTCCAACATCCAGCCCATCAAAGAAGGTGGAACGGATGAAAATCCCGGCTTTGAAGGCTATGAATATGACCTGACTTCTTATGGCAAGGATGAATATATCAGACTTCAGGCTGAAGCAAACGCATCCTTGTCTGAACAGATGACACAGACACAGCTTGCCCTGTGTGATGTGTATGAAATGATGGTGTAAGGGGGTGAACCATTATGGCTGCTATCTATGCAAACCTTATTCACAAAGGTCTGAAAACGCTGGACGATGTACCGGACAAGCTGAAGGACAGCGTAAAAGCGCTGCTTGATGCTGCATGATTCGGCGCATCTTCAAATTTATCAGAAAGGAAGTGTTTTACATGGCTGTCATCTATGCAACCCTGATTGTGAAGGGTAAGAAGACCATCAACGATGTCCCGGCAACGCTGGTGGAACAGGTGAAGGAAATTCTGGTTGACCTTGAACTTCCTGAACTGGCGCAGTAAGCGCCCGAAAGAAGCCCTGTAAAGGGCTTGTGTCCGCAAGAAACAAGTTATCTGCAAATAGTAAATAAACCCGCTGGGCAGCCTGAATGAAGGGCTGACAGCGGGTTTTGTATTTGCCAAAGAAAGGACAACTACAATGAACGACACTAAGACTGCTATCTGTTCCATCATCGGTGTGATTGGCGGCATGATTGCTTCTGCTTTTGGGGGTTGGGATGCTGCTTTGACCACGCTGGTTCTTTTCATGGTGATTGACTACATTTCCGGTCTGACTGTGGCCGGTGTCTTTCACGCATCCCGAAAAACCGAAAGCGGCACACTGGAAAGCCGTGCCGGTTGGAAGGGGCTGTGCCGCAAGGGGATGACCCTGTTATTCGTATTGATTGCACACCGGCTTGACCTTGCCATTGGGGTCAGCTATATCCGCGATACCGTCATTATTGGCTTCATTGCAAATGAATTGATTTCCATTGTTGAAAACGCCGGTCTGATGGGTATTCCGCTTCCGTCTGTGATTACCAAGGCCATTGATGTTCTGACCAAGAAGGGGGATGAGCTGAATGGCGGCAGTGACTAACGGCATTTTTAAGGGACGGTCTGAAGTCCGTTACAATTATGGGCGGTATGGTAAAGTTCGTGGCCTTGGCACGGTCTGGCACTATGGCCTTGACATTGTGGGTATTGATGATGATGTCATCTATATGCCCGGTTACAATGGCAAGGGCATCATGGGCAAGGTCACACGCGCCCGCATCGTAACAAATCGCTCAAACAGAACATGGGAATGGGGCTGGTACATCTGTGTACAGCTTCTGTCCAATCAGACCCCCGACAGCATCAACTTCCTGTATTTCTGCCATTGCAAGTCGCTGTTGGTGAAGGTTGGTCAGATTGTGAAGACAGGTGATGCGCTGGCCGTCATGGGCAACACCGGCAATGCTGCACTGAATGACCCGCCTTATTGCCACTGCCATTTTGAGGTACGCGCAACGGCAACAGGTAGGGGGCTTGACCCCACAGCTTATGCCGGTATCCCAAACCGCATCGGCATTTACGGTGAAAAACCTTCCAGCATGACACAGACCCCCACCAAAGCACCGGTGGCAGGAACAAAAGAGGATTGGACAACTGCCAAATCCAAAGATGATTCTGCCAAGTATGGTGTGCGGTACAGGGTGTATCCCTATGCGCTGCATCTGCGCAAGGGTGCTGGTACAGACCAACCCATTGTAAAGACCCTGAGGGCAGGAACAACGCTGGCCTACTATGGTTTGTACACTGTGCGTGATGGCGTGAAGTGGATGTATGTAATGTTGTCCGATAAGACAACAGGTTTTGTGTCGGAACAGTACATTAAAAAGGCCTGA